GAACAACAAAGTCCTCATCTTGTGCGAGAGAGTTAGCAGCAATCACATTGAATTGGTCAAATCCAGTGTCTTGGAATTGAACACAACCTTGCTTGCGGAACTCTCCCTTTGCCTTTTCGTAGTTCTCTGCACCAGTTCCATACCAACGATGGCAATTCATAAAATCACGACTAGGAGTAATGCGGAAGTTAATCACATTCACAGTCGGGAACCTATCTTTCACAGTTTGCAAGAGAACCTTGGCATAACGAGGGAAATTATCATAATCCAGTGCAGCATAGACACGACCAGTCTTCCTATCACGAATAGCAGTGCGATGGTATTTTGTATTACCAACGTAATCAGGAGAATCGGGATAACGACCTTTACGTGCAACCGTCACAGAATTTTGGTATCCCTCACCATCGGTCAGGAAGATAACATTCACCTTCTGCAGTTTATTCTTTGCCTGGAAATCAGGAATCAAAGAATGAAGTGCCATCAGACTTTCACCGATAGGAGAACCCGAAAGGTCAAGGTGAGGAGGCACAGCACCATATCGTTTCTGATAAGACCAGCAAGCACACCAGATATTCTTGAGTTGTTCTTCAAGAACACGATTATTGGTTTTGCTAGTGAAGAAATTCATAAGACGGAAAGAGTTTTCAGGTGCAAGAACACCAGGAACTTTATCATACACAGGAGGATGATGAGGTTGCAGTTCCATATATGCGTGTGCGTCCAGAGTGAAAGCATACACTTCGAAAGGAATATTCACCTTACGGCAGAACCAAATGAGATTCAGCAGTTGCTTATAAGCATCCAGAATAAACTCACTCATCGAACCAGACCAGTCAAGAATGAAGATAAGACCGTGATTCTTACCGTCAGGAACCACAGAAACCTTCTTAAACAGGTCTTCGTTGAACTTATAGGTATGGAGTTTAGAAGTATCCAGAACACCCGTGCGAGCAATGCTAGAACGGGCATACTGGTCTGCAGACTTCTTGCACTCAAACTCTTTTACCAGATAAGAAACTTCTTTTTCTGCAGATTTCTTGTAGGTATTGTATTCCTGACAAGCAACCTTGAAGGTTTCCTCAACATAAGTTCCCTTCATCTCATAGTATTCCTTTGCTTTACGATGAATAAAGTCGTTAGGAATTACCATCGTCTCAAGATTCATCTTGGGAAGTTCCACATAGTTAGTTTCTTGTGCAAACTTATCCACAAGATCTTGAGACTTTTCATCGAAAGAACGAGAAGTCTTAGAGGTTAACTCATCACGACTAGTTTCACCGTGCTTATTGCTTGCTTCCTGACCGAAACCACCACCGTTCGGTGCCTCCATAGACTTATTCATATCATCACCGAAGGATTCACCTTCAGTTTGAGACTGACCCTGCGAATCTTGCTGAAGATTACTTTGGTTCTGTCCATCTTGATTCTCTCCATTTTCGGAAGAAGAACCCTGTGGACCCTCTACTTCTTCACCACCAGGACCAGACATTTCTTCTCCACCACCTTGAGTGGGCATATTGTCTACCTTTTGACGTTTGTATTGAACAAAGTCAACAATCTCCCGAGCAAGTTTCAGAACTTCATCAAAAGTTTCAGTCTGAATTGCACGAGTCAGAAACTCATTCTCTTCATCAGAGAACGCAATGTTATGAAATGCACCAATCTTGTAATACAGATTGATTCGGTCAATGAAAGTCAGTTCATCCAGGTTCTCTTCCTTGGTTGAAAAGAAGTCATCATTGTTCAGTTCATTATAACCATTATAGAAAGTCCGAGACAGACCAGGATACTTTTTCTTCATCAGACGTTCAACACGAACATCCTCAAGAACATTCACAAAGTCTTTAGGAACTTCAGGATAGTCTACGGTCCAGTCAATATTATCGGTGAACAATGCGTGTCCCACCTCGTGTCCCACCAGAAGGTCGTAGACAGTTGCAGATGCTTTATCCCAAGTAGGGAGAGTCAGCACACGACGGTCCACATCGAACATCGCAGTCGGAACTTTTTTGTGTTCGATAATCAGGTTCTCAGTTGCCAGACATTTGGCAAGGGAACCTTTAACTTCTAGGTTGACGGGCATCTGGTGTGCTTTTGAACTCCGTTCATCATAGCAGAAAAAAGGGGGGTCACCACTCCCCCCTTGACACTGCGTAAACCGTCCACCACCATAGACGGGTCTTGCTTTTTCTCAAAGTTACAAAGAAAAAACCTCAAGACTCATGCATCATAACACTAAGTCTTGAGGTTGTCAACTATTGACGAGGGTGGTTTTATTTGATTAAAATCACTCTGCTGAGGTTGATGACAAATCTACGTCTAATTCATTAAGAGCTTCTAGTGCTCCTTGAATTTTTAAATATTGTTCTTTTTTGATATTAAAATCTTGCTCTAATTGAATAAGTTCATTTCTAAGTTCTTCTGCCTTTGCAAGAAGAGTCTCATTCATTGTTTTCGCATCCATGTTTTTATTAATTTAAAATAACTACAAAAATATTTATCAGGTTTTCATAATGAAGCAAAGAGCATAATATGGTGGTCTATTTTCATGTGAACCACCACTTCCAGCACTTCCTATGGAGTGAGAGTGATCTCCAGCACTATTAATGGAAATACTATGAGAATGACCTCCTCCTGTTACACTAAATCCATGAGAATGGTCGTTACTTACTCCAGCAGTAGTAAAAGTATGTTGGTGTAGTCCTGCACCATCAGTTGTACCCCCTTGTGGGTTTGCACCATCTCGGGCACCTCCACCACTTGTTCCTCTTTGAGGTAGTGTTAAAACATATCCGTGTTGGTGATGACCATTTCCATCTGTTGTTCCTACATGGGTATGATTTGCACTCTGCCCTCCAGTGCTTCCACTGTGACTATGAGAACCATCTCCACTGGTTGAACCACTGTGACTGTGATTTCCAGCACTTGTTATTGAATGACTATGAGAAGGTATTTCAGATAAAGAAAGTGTTACTGAATTTGTTCCTCCAGTAGAACCTACCGCATAGTTACTTCCAGCACCAACAATAAATCTATCTCTCAAATCTGGAGTTCCATTTAAACCATTACATAAAGTCCATCCAGAAGGAATATTGGTTGAACTTCCAGACCACATTACAATTCCACCAGTTGGGAAAAAGTTAATGGATGCATCTAATTTTTGTGCAGTAACTGAACGGTCTGCAAGTTTTGCTGTTGTTACTTGAAGATTTCCAATTGCTGCAGTTAAAACAGAGTCTGGTGCCAAATCTGCAGCAACTATTTTTCCGTCTCTAATAATTTCTATTTCTGTTCTTGACATATTATATCCTTTTTAATTATTTATTTTTGGGATTAGTATTTAATAACAGGAAGTAGTGCTACATATGGAGGTCTATTTTCATGTGCATTTCCAGAACCAGTAGAAGATACTGTAATGGTATGTGTATGACCAGATACCGAATCTATTGATACACTATGAGAGTGACCACCAGCAGGATTTAATGACATGCTGTGAGAGTGACCACCAGCAGGATTCAGAGACATTGTATGAGAGTGGTTTCCTGCTGGATTCAAAGACATACTATGAGAGTGATCACCAGCATTTCCAGTACCATCACCAGATGTGCTAGTAAATTTGCCAGGTCCACCTCCAGGTTGTGTACTTGATTTATCATTTGGTCTTTGATAGTTGTGATTGTGGCTACCAGCAGGACTTGTAGAACCACTGTGTGAGTGATCTCCAGCACCACTACTTGAACCACTGTGGGAGTGATCTCCAGCAGATGTCGAAGAACCACTATGTGTATGGTCTCCAGCATTGCTTGTTGAAGAACCACTATGAGTGTGAGCACCAGCATCTGCAGAAGATGCTGCGTGTGTGTGGGATGGTAGTTGGTCAGTGCTTAATGTTACTGTGTTTGAACCTCCAGTAGATCCAATTGGGTATGAACCACCAGAACCTGCAGTGAAGAAATTTCTTAAATCAGGAAGTTTACCAGCAGATCCATAAGTAGTTGACAACATTGCATAGAGAGGAGCAAAGTTGGCTGTTACTCCTTGTACTGTTCCTGTTCCATTAGGAATGGTGTCTCCATTGCAAACAAGGTAACCATCTGGTGCTGTAGCAGTAGCAAAATAAAATACAGATCCAGTTGGAACTCCAGGTGGAATGCTCTTCCATGCCACACCAGTCTGTGAAGCAGACTCTGCGGTAAGAACAGTTCCATCTGCTCCAATTTCCTGCATAACAGCAGTATTGTCACGAATACCTACAGGAATTTGACCCTTTCTATCCCATGCTGGGTCGGAAAGTAATGCACCCTGTCCTCCGAGAGCAATAATAAAGCAACTTAGGCCAGCAGTTGGAGCAGTGGTGAATCTTATTGTGGAAGTATAAGTTCCATCTACATTTGTTGGAATTAAATAGTCTGTATTTCCTTTTTGAATTACACCACCAACAGAAACAAGTAAGTTAATTGGTCCAACAGGAACAAATGGAGTGCCACCATCTCTAGTTAGATTAAATGTAAGTGTTGTTCCGTCAAATGAACCAGAGATATCATCTAGAAGAACCGAATTTCCTACTGGGAAAGTGGAAACAGTAATAGGTGGTCCAGGAATAAAACCAAGAGAGTTAATGAAATCTTGTCCAGTTAAGATGCTATCAGTTCCATTTGCTCTTAGGAAATTGGTTGGTGCTCCTGGATTCTTCTTAATGAATGAACGAGCAAAAATATCTCCACCAACGTCCGAAGAACCAGTTAAGTTAAAATCACCACCAACCAATAGACCCTGAGTAATTGTAGTAATACCAGCAACTCTTAAGTTACCTCCAACTACAGCATTACTTGCTAGTGATAATGTTCCACCCAAAGTTGCATCACCAGTTGCACTTAGTGTTCCCTGAATTGATGTATTTCCGTGATAACCACCAACGTAAAGATTGCCAGCAATTCCAACACCACCACCAACAACCAGAGCACCAGTTCCAGTGCTATTGGATTGTGTTGTTCCTCTGATAGTAACAGTTGCATTTGAAGCATTGCTTCCCATGCTCAATGTTGTTGCTGCTTGGAATGCATTTATAATTGTTGCATTATTATTCAGCAAACTAAATGTTGGACTCAATGTTGCCAGAGAGTTTCCACCAAGAGTTAATGTACCAGAAATAGCAGTATCACCATTAGAAGCAATTCTTAGTTTGGTTTCTGCTGGATTTTCAAAGTTTTCTAATCCATAAGTCAATGATGCTTCTGGGTTTGCAAGTTTCCATGAATAACCATCACTTGCATCAATTCCACCATACCAACGACGATTCGCATTATCATTTGTAATGTCCCAAGAAATTACAACATCTCCTGTTCCTGCTTGAGTTAATTTGAGATGATTTCCTTTTAACTCAGTTCCACTATTATTTTGGAATACAGTTACTGTTCCAGAAGAACCAACAAGAACCCTTTCAGTATCCGAAGTCAATATTGATACTTCACTACCAATATCAGAGGCATTAATTCTTAATTTTGATGCACCTCTATGAATTACATCAGTTCCTCCCCCAGAAGATAGATTATTTCTTCTTAGAATAAATCCACCATTTGGATAACTTCTATCATCACCATGAAGAACTACTGAAGTTGAACCATCAGTGTTACCAATACCAATATCAAAATTTCTTGAATCACTGATTCTAGCAGTTATTGTTCCTCCGATGGAAATTGCATCTCCAGTATTTAATTCAATCTTATTTCCATTAACAATTAAATTGTCAATAATTTTAGTTGTTCCAGAATCACTATCTATTGTTAAGTCACCAATTACAGTATCAATTGTATTATCATCACGAACTCCGATGCGGATATTTCCGAATTTTGCACCAACTCCAAAAACATTAGTATTAAAGTCTACTCTTCCTGAAAATGTGGAAATACCAGTAACTTCTAAATCATTTAATAATGAAATTCCAGCAAGATGGACTTGAGTGTATGATGAGGTTAATCCAGTAATTGGATCTAATCCAAGTCCAGTAAATAATGCAGTTCTTTGGATAGTTGCATTTTGGAAAGTAACATTACCTAAACTTTGTGGTTGAGTGAAAACAACTTGACCATCTACGATTAGATTTTGTACCTTTGATTCCCCACGAACCTCAAATGTAAATGCACTATCCTCAACTGTGTTAACGTGGAATTTATCAACTCTTAAATCCAATACATCTGGTTGTCTACTGATTGAACCAAATGGTCTCCATTCATTGTTGACTCTTACATGTCCAATATAACTTGATGGATTGGATAGTAATGAAATATCACCAGAACGAGGGGCAGGAATTGTAAGTGATGTTGGTGTTGAGATTCCTACAGTAATTAACTTGGATTGTGCTGCAGTACCCTTCAGTAAGAAGTTTTTGGTTTCAATTCCAAAGTCTGATAAGTTGGTTACTTTTTGTGTAAAGTTTACTGGTCCATAAAATTGAGATGCCTGATTATTATTTTCACCACCTTCAACAGTAAGTCTTTGACGAACTAGCAATTCATCAAAAATTCCACTAGAAACAGTAGAAGATTCTCCTTGGGAATCATCTCCAGTATATGTTAAAATTGGTGCTTCAATAACACTTTCTTCACCAGTAGCAGAACTTAATTTTTTGCTTCCAGAGAAGAACTCACCCAAATCATTCATTCCAGTATAAACTACTGAACCACCTTTCTGCTCTTTTGCCTGTGATGTCAGAATTTCATCCTCAGAAAGAATTCTATTCTGACGTTGTGGCATACCAGTAGAATAGTTACCAGGACCAAATCCAAGGTATTCAAATGTATGTCCCGATGCCCTCATAAACGAAGGTCTTCTAACTTCAACTGGAAGTATTCTTATCTTTCTAACTGCAGTTCCAACAGGAGCAGTTGTTTTGAAAGTACCAAATTGACCACGAAGTACAGTAAATGGATTAGAAGAACTTGCAATTCTGATAATTTCTGAATTTATTTGATAGTAATCACCTCTTCTTACTGCTGCAGAATCTGAAAAACTTATGGTGTTGCTGTTTCCATCAAAGAGTTGATTTGTATATACGGTGATTCTATCGTAAATGGTAGATCCACGAGACCCAAGGTTTTCTTCTCCTCTACCAACGTTTCTTGCATTAGGTGCTATAGTTCTCTTCAATACAACACCAGAAGAAGAATAAGCAGTTTGAGTCAATCCATAAGAAACAACACTGAAAGTATTAATTCCTACTGCTTCTCTGACTACAAATTCACCATTTAATATATTTGAACCAGTTTGGACGATTCTTACTTTATTTCCAGGAAGTAAACCATGAGCAACAGAAGTTGTGTAGGTTATAATGCCAGTTCTTACATCACTAATAACGGAAGAAGTTATTCCGCACGATTCTCCAGAAACAATTGCGTATGGTAATTCTCCATTTGTATTTGGTTCATATGTGCTGATTCCTGTTGGAGCACCAAGAACTATGGAATTTGCATCTGGAATAGAAATGATTTTGAATACATTATTTAAATCTTCATGCGAAAATCCATTTAATTCAATGATGGTGTTTGTGTTATCATTGATAGCAGTAACTGTAACAACACTAGCAGTTGAACCACCAGGGATGCTTAGGGTATCATTTACTCTATATGAAGAACCAGGATCCAATAACTCTACATTAGAAATATTTCCTGAAGGATCTGTGGTTACTTTTACAGTTGCTCCATTTCCACTCGAAATTACTGGGAATAGTTCTTTAGAATATAAAGTTTGTGATGCTGGATAACCAGAACCAGAAGTGAAGGTAATGCTCTTAATTGAATTTAAATTATGTTGAACATCAGTATTAACAGTTATTGTTGTGTTTCCAACTCCACTTAGTGCAACATATGTTAAACCATATCCAACTTTGCTGTTCTTAGCAAAGAAGTTTAGTGCTTCTCTAGTAATGGAGTGTCTCTTATCACTTGTAATAATTTTTCCAAGAGTTTGCAATTCTGCATAACTTACAGATGCTTTGGGGTTTGTATCAAAGTTATCTCTATCTAACTGAGGATAAAGATTCTTAACATCTTGGTTGAATTCTTTTTTGTCAAGTCCAAAACCAACATTAGATGATGGTGCAACGTTGGAACTCAAACAAATTAAGTGGTAAATTCCATCTTGTCCGTCTGCACCTGGAATGTGTTTCTTTATCTGAGAAACTCTGTAGATGAAATAAGTATTTTTGTAAGAATCTCTAGAAAATACAGGGAGAGACTCTCTTTGTTGTCTAGTGTTTCTTGAGTTTATATCATTTATGAATGTTCCAGGATTAGTTGAAACTCCACTAATTGTATATTGGAATTGCTTGGAATTTAAAATAGATTCTACAGTATAAACTCCATTATAAGTAGATACAATTCCAGTAGCATTTTGATTATTTGTGCTTCTTACTTTTTGTATCTTTACAGAGTCACCAGAAATCAATCCATGAGGAAGTTCAGTAGTAATTGTTACAACTTGGTTGGAATTAATTACGGTTCCTGTAGATGCATTAACAATTACTCTTTCATTTCTTAAATCTTTTGAGCTGAGTAATGGGTCATTAGTGTAAGAAATGCTAGTAACTCCAACAGTCTTTGACTCTTGGATTACATATCCTGCTTCTGGTTGTTTTGCACTTTCATATTCTTTAGGAATTACATATCTAATTTTATAAATTTTATCATCAATAGAACGATTATCTAGTTTTCTCTTGATAAATGTTGATGAAGTTTCTGTACCTATTACAGAAGTTCCAATTCCAACAATTGCACTATAAATTTCATTTTGATTGACATCAGTAGAACCAGTTACATACCAATTATTTTCAGACTCATCAAATTGAATTGGGTGACCAATTTCTCCTGGAAGTTTATCTGAAACTCTACTGGATATTGTTAGAACCCCACCAGTATTCGATAGTCCGAGGATTGGTACATTTGCAATCGCATCATTGAGTGATTGTGCCAATCTAATTTGGTTAGCACCGACTCCAGTAGTTATTGCGTAGTAAATTCCCTCATTATCAAGTCCATCTGGGGTTTGACCAGTATCACTGAAAATTCTAATTTTTTCACCATTGATTAACTGGTGATTGGTAGTAAATGAAAGAATGTTATTAACAATATTATTTTGCCCATTTAATCTTGTTACTTTATATTCTTTCTTTGCCGAAGTTCCTACACCACCAGAAACTGGCATTAAAATTGGAGTGCTGTATGTAGTTTGTGCAGTTCCAATAGTAATAGTCAAATATAATTCATCGTCATCTTTTGCACCTATTCTATATCCATCTACTTGGAATGCTGGTACAATCTCTACATTATTAGCACCATAAAGATATAGTTTATCTGGACTTACAGAATTTATTACCTTTAATGCGTCTAATGATAACCAAGTAACCTCATTTTCTTCTACTACTACTTCTCTAGGTGGTATAATATGTGTAATATATCCAGTATCATCTCTATCAAAAGATTCTGGTTTGAATCCAACAGATTCTAATGAAGTATTACCAAAGTTTGAGTTGGAGTTGGTGATAGACATATCTGCACCAGACTCGGTGAGGAAATGTCTAGCAAAACCAATAGCAAATACAGAAACTGCCTGAATAAACGCATTGTTAGATGCCTTTATGTGGTAGTTTTCATATGATGGTTTGAATATTGCTCTAGAGTTTGTATGTAATGGTTTTTCTAAACTATTCGTTGGTAATGTGGTCTCATCGTAGAAAATACCATCATCATAAAGAATAAATGCGTTATTATCTTTTTGTAGTGAAACTCCAGTATACTGTGCAACAACTATTGACTTAAAACCAGTTGCTTTATTACCATCAGCATGAAGTCCATTTAATCCAAAAACAGATCTTAATGAACAGTTGAAGATATATGGTGATGCGGAACTTACAGTATCAGAACCAATTGTTAATGAAGCAGTATCAATTTCATTAGTGTTTGGCAGAAACTCTAATGGAGCATTATTAGTTACAAATGTAAAAGTATTAATACCTACAATTTCCTTTACAGTAAAGGAACCATTATAAGAATTAGAATCAATTGTAACTCCATTAATTAAGAATGGACTATCAACGAATAGGTTATGTGGAGCAGTTTCTCCTGTCTGCTTATTGGATGTTGTTACAGTGATTACATTTAAATCTCCTGTTCCATCTCCATTTCCAGCACGAATACTAGAAATTCCTAGTGGGTTTGGATCTAATGAACCAACGATTCTAAATTCATCAATTGATGGTTCGAAGTCATTTCCTATTGGGAAATCTACCAATCCTCTTCCTGTAATATCTCCATATGCTCTTGCGACCTTGTAATAATACATGTCAAGGTCAGTGAGATATGTCTGATAGTTCCCTAATTTTACTTTATTTACACCATCTGCATAAGCAAATGCAGTTAGTTTGTGGTGAGAATAATTTGGAACTACTTTTGCTGATGAATAATCTCTGAATACACTCTTTGTTAAATCACCATCAAAAATACTGAATGCAGTAAAGTAACAAGTACCAGTTACATTGAAAATGCTAGTTTCTTCAACAGTCTCATCTTCTGGGTTTGGTACAAATAATGGACGAATTTTAGTCTTTCTTAAATCAAGACCAATAATTGATGTACCACGAGGAAGAATTACACCACCAAGAACTGAGTTATACTTGTATAAATCGTTACTTGGATCTAAAATATCAAAATTTGTAGAGAGACCAAATTGGTCTAATGTTGTCTCTTCCCAAGTTGTTGGACTAACTCTTTTCTTATAGGAGGCAATTCCGTTAATTTCTTCGATAGAATAACCAGGTCTGTTGTCAATATAATGAGTTCCAGGATAAACAAGGATTGTTGTCCTGTCAATTCTGTCGTTATTTTGTCCCTGCTGATACGAAAATCTTGCAGCTTCAATTAATGCTCTTTGAATAGTTTTGAACGGTCTAGATAAAGAGTTTCCCTGATTCTCAAAACTATCAGTAGCATCAAAATCTGATGGATTTACGTAAAGGATATTACCTTCGGCATTCTTGAGAAAATTCTCTAACCTGGAAAGAGGCATTTTATAATTACGGTAACTTAATCTTAAGTTATTTAGCTACTAAAATAATGTTAGTCATTTCAATCACAAGGAAGTTCTTCTGGATTTTCCAAATCCAGTTCAAACATTAAAGGATGACATTCCTCGGTAATTAAGTAATTAGACCAACAGTATAAATCTTCTGCTGTATATTCTAAGTTATTCTCTGCTTCTACTTGAATATACGGGTCATCCTGCATCACAGAAGGAATGTCATCAAAAGTAAAAGGAATACCCTGAATAAAATACATATCCACTATCACCCCTTCATGATAGCAATAGCTCGAGGATATTTTGTATTTCATAGTACATTCTACTACGAAATATTTATTTTGAAAACAGGATAAAATAATCAGTTGTTATAAGTTTGTGGATGATACTTCAAATATTCCAAAAAGGTCATTTTCATTTCCTTTTTAGTCATACCACAATGTTTTGCCGCAGCTGGAAGTGTCATAGTGCAGTAAAACAATCCCTCATTTGCTTCTTTTACATTTTCAGGAGTGGTTTTTACGTAAGTATCTTTTAAATTAGAGTAATCAAATTTTTTATTCATAAACAAGTTCTCCCCTAAGTTCGGCAAGTTTTGCTTCGGCAAGACATTGAACACAAGTCCAATAAGTCTCACCACTTATTGGAAAATGCTCACTTGTAAAATGGGATGCAACATCTTCTTGAATTCCACGCAACTCATTTAAACTTTCTCTTGAAATTTTCATTAATGGGGGGGTGCCTACTTTAATCCTTACCAATGTTAGCACCCGCAACCACCAAAGTCAAGGAACAGTGGACGGAAAATTAATTGGCAAAATATGTAACTGTCTCTGCAGAAAAATCAACTATAACTCTTGAATGACGTTGACCATCCGTTTCAACGTTAGATGACTGAAATTCAATCGTCCTTCTAATTGATTTGGATGCTGGGAAAGTGTTTGTTGCTGTTGGGTTACTGAAAGTATGTGTGGTATTGTTTAAGACCATTTGCCCACCTTGATAAGCATCCATACTTACGATGACTTCATTCCCTATAATTGCGTTCCAAAAACATCTTAAGTCAAAAGTAAATGAAGTAGCAGTTGGAAATGCTTGTAAAAATCTTGCTTTATCTACATAAAAAGACTCAACACCAACTCCAGTGTTGTCTCCGCCCCAAAAGGCAAAAGTAATACCGTTCCTACTAATAAAATTATCTCTACCCCAACCAAGAACTGCAGAAGTTCCAGTTGGACTTAGTAGTGATGCTCTTATATCCAAGTCTGCACCAGTTGTTACTAAGTAATTAAATACAAAGAAGTCACCATATCTAACACCTGGATCACGGAATTCACCAGAACGAAATGCTTTTGCAACACCAAATGAATTAGGCATAATTTATAAAATATATTAACTAAAGTTTAGAGCAGAAGAACCATAGACTCTAATGGTTCCATTAGAATCTGTCGCAATCGTGAAACTTAAAATATCTTCGTTGTTAGTTGGTAGAGGTGCAATACCACCACCCCATCTTACTCCTCCAGGTATTGTTGTCCCATTTACAGTACATGTTTCACCATAACCCAAAAGTGAGTCTGAGTCTATAATCAATGTTACTGTAGTTGCTTTTGATGCCTCAGTATTTACTCCAGTAAATGCCCAAGTTGATACCGCCTCAGTAAGAACACCAACAACTACAGTGCCACCATTAACATTTATACTCATTACCCCATTTGTTGATGGGATATTTGTTCCAAATGTACTGGATATCTTTTCTGTTATTGAACCCTCAAAGTGAGTGATACCATTAAGTCTTCCATCACCAACAAGTTCGAAGGACGACCTTGGAAGTGTTGTTCCTATTCCAACTCTTCCTGTGCTATCAGCAATTGAAACAATAGTTCCAGCAGTTCCAACATGAATTAACTTGGATGTTACAACACCAACATTTAGGTAACCATCATTTATTAGGGTAACTCCATCTAAGAAAGAAGTTCCCTTTACTGTAAATTTGCTATTTAATACACTAGTACCAATACCAACGTTTCCGTTTAATCTCCAAATATTGCTACTTAATTCATTAATTGCCCATCTTGAAGCAACATAAAGTTCACCATTTTGATAAAGTGTTCCAGTAAAATTAATATCACCAAGAACATCAACGTTAAATGATGGGAGAGTGCTTCCTATTCCTAAGTTATTTGTTAATGAATTATATACTAATCCATTAGTATCTACATTTAAATACCCAACATCAGAACTAGAAGATGAGAATGTCAGATACTGATAGATATTTGTATTGTCATTCGTCAAGTAAATGGACTGTGCTGCTCCAACAGTAACAGCATCTGGAGCACCCCAAACAGGAGGATTTGGTCCCTGAGAAATTAAAACCTGTCCTGTAATTCCTCTACCATTACTTACATAAACTAAATCACTTACTTTAAAGTCTCCCTCAACATGAAGTTTGTGTCCTGGGGTTGTTCCTAATCCAACTCCATTTGCTACAGAGTCTACAATTAAAGTATTTGTATCAACTGTTAAACTTCCACCAATAGAAACATTAGATGTAGTTGTTACTGTATTTGTATAAACACTTCCTGTTGAAGTTAGTCCAGAGACTGTTGCATTTGTTGCAAAGAAATTTGCTATTGTTCCAGCAGTAGAAACATTTGCATACTTTGTTTTTAGATCATTAGTTGTAGTTATTCCTGATATAAAGGCATCAGTTCCCTTCAATGACACTATTTGACTATTGGTTGCATATATTGTAGATATTGTTGCAATACCAATTGTAGCAATTCCACTTACAACAGCATTAGTCACAGACAACCCATTTGTCGTGGTTACTCCACTTACATTTACTCCAGATGCCTGTATGAATCCAAAAGTGGAAATACCACTAACGGAAAGACTTGCTAAACTTGAACCTCCACCAATTTGAAGTCCACCATTAGCAACTACTAGTCCATTAAATGTAGATACACCGCTTACAATTAAATCAGTGAAAGTATTAGGTGCATTTGAAATTGCTGCTTCAATAGTTGCTGTTGTTGTTTCATCTAGTGAAACTATATTTTTTAATTGTCTATTTGAACCTATTACTTCTGTACTTCCAATGGACAATCTATTTACTGATGCCAGATCATTAATAAGAATTGTATTGGATGTGATTGAGTTTGAAAAAAGTGTTGTTAGAGTAGATATTCCAGATGCTCTAACCGATCCAGATACATCTAATGCAACCCCAGGAAGTGTTGAACCAATTCCTACTCTATTTGTAGAATAATCAAATATAAAGTTAGAAGAACCAGATAATTGACCATCTGCTCCATAGTATTGGACATTTCTCAATGTTCCCGCAGCAGGAGAAGTTATTCTTACAGTTGCAACTCCAGTTTGCTCTGATGGGTCATTGCTAACAAAGTCTACAGAAACTCCTGGTCCAATAAAATTCAATGTAGTGAAACTGCTCGCAGCACCAACGAGAACATTTTCATCTCTAATTGTAAATGCTCCAGGAATAACACCCAAACCAAGACCAGATAATGCTGAAGGAGGAACCCAATATCTGTCTGATCTATCTGTCTGAGCAAAAGATGCAAGAATATATGCACCACCATTTGGATATGGTTTGGCTCCAATTGAAGATGGACCAACCAAAGGATTGCCCAAATCTGGTTCTGCTTGGTCTAACGATAGATAATCGTACCTGGTCGAGGATATACCAGTACCAAACTTCTTCTTAACTCTATTACTTAAATACTCAGCCATTTTTTATTATTGGTTAAATGTTTCAAGGATGCTGGAAAGGAATTTTAAATCAGTGCCAGAACTTCCACTTATAGAAATTGTGTCTCCAGTTTCTATAACCAATTTTCCAGAAAGTAAGTTTGCAGTATCATTTGCTGGAATTGGATAATTCTTTAAAAGTTCTGTAGTGACAGTACCGAGTCCAATAGTTGTTCTATTATGATACAGACTCAATGTTTGCTCTGTGTTTCCAACATTAGCACATTGTGCCAACAAAATAACACCAACAAATCCAACTGGTGACTCGTAAATTGTTTCTGTAGTAACTCCTACTACTTTAGTTACGGTCCTAAAATTATTAACTGCTGCGGCTGCTACTGCCATGTTTAAAGTTCCTCCTAATTATGAGAGTGCAAGGATGAAAGGTGTCATTGTCGTGAACAATGCTTTTGTAAAGTCTCTACCAGAGACTGCACCAGTTGCTTGGTTGATGGTGACTCCATCACCGATTCTAAAGTTTCCTGCTTGGTCTGTGCTTGTATAGACAACATCACCACCATCTAATTTGACGACTTCATTTTCTTGAATTGTTACACCACCAAGTGCTGGTTTTGCTTTTAGAATTTCTGTGCCAGAACCAATAAATTCAAAGGCATGAGAAGAAGCAAGTTGTAAACTCAATCTAGAAAAATATGCAGTTGTTCCAGTACTTACTGTATTATTTAGATTCTGAGCAAGAGTGATTGTTGAAATTCCAGCAGAAGGTAAAGTTGATTCACTGATTCTATAATAAATTGGGTCAATCCTTGAAACAACAGCAGTTGCTACTGTACCAAGATCTGGTGCTTGAATTGTTACATTTGGTGTCGTTGAATATTGATTTCCTGCAGTAACAACCGTTATGGCAGTGACTCTTCCGTTTTCTATAGTTGCAGTTGCCTGAGCTGTAATTCCATTTGGTCCAGTTGGAGCATCAATCGTTACTCTTGGAACTGCAGTGTATCCAGAACCACCATTTGTTACCTGAATTTCTTGGATAGAATAGTAAAGTTTATCAAAGTAAACAACTTGTCCATCATATGGTCTATAACTTCCGATTCCAGAAATAGTTACTAAGTTTTGTCCAACTGATGCAATTGTAGATGCGGTTCCAGTTAATGTATAAATTGATTTTGTATTATTATTTCCGACTCCGATGGAAACTAATCCATTGTTTCCAAATGAAGAGTTAGAGTTTGTGATATCACATTGACCACCAGACTCTGTGTATATTGCAGTGTCGCAACAAATTGTAAAAATAGAAACTAACTGGGCATAAGCACCATTAGTAATTGAAACTCCAATTCCACCCTGATTGTATTGAGTATATGAGTCAACTGACATAGATCCAGTTACACCTACATCATCTTGATCACCTGGCTCTGCTGCAAATCCATCAACTTTCATTCCAATGCTCTTTGGAATGAAGTTAGTACAGTTTCTAATATAAGGACCCTGAAGAATTGGACCAACACCAGGAGAGAATGATGGGTGGTTAGGAATGGTTGCACCTGCTCCAGCATTTCCAGGGTAAGTTGTATTGATTCCAACTCCTAGAATCGTTGTTCCTGCCCCGATGATTGTAGTTACAATTCCTGCACAAGTATGAACGGCAGATAGGACATTTGCACAAGAAGCAATATCCTTATTTGAACCTGTTTGTGGGTCTGGAAGGATTCCCAAATCTTTTACTTGTGTAAATTTATTTTGGTAATTTCCATCCCAACTCACATTATTAATACATGAGAATGCAATTCCAACTGCATATTTGATTGCATCTATAGTTGCTTCCTTAACACTGTATCCATTTACATCCGTTCCAGTTATGTGCTGGAGGGTATTTCCATTATAGTAAGATTTTCCAGCACCAACGCACTTAGAATTACCACCTCTTGTAATATCATGACAAATTGCTTTGAAAATATCTTTAATATCATCACTGCAATCTGTTGAATCTCCAGTTGGGACTACGAATGCTGGTGACTTATAATCAGTACTGGTAATATAACCAACTGCTTCGTTTGCAATATAGTCAAGATTCATTCGTATCAATCTTGCCGCATCAAAAAATCTATTGCTAGACACACCAACTAGTGGTTGGAATGCAATGACTGCAGCACCATTAGTTGAATCGGAACCAACAAAACTTAAGTCTGTAATATGGACGGCATTATTAACATGGAATAAGTCCTTATCCGAGTTTAGTGGACTTATTAAACAGTTTCTTAATTCTGTTCCCTCAACAGCAACATTCCTTTGAAGTATGATTGGGTTATTTTCAATATAATAACCTGGGAATACTTTAATTGTATCACCTGCAAGTGCAATTTCTGCTGCTGCTTTTATAGTTGCTTTTGAATCATTCTCTGTCAATCCAGAATTAGAATCATTTCCACTCTGAGTAACAAAGATTGTTTTTCCAATAGGTTTATAAGCATCAATTCTAACACTACCCTTTCCATTTCCAGGATTAATAGTAACTCCAATTCCAGGAATAATTGTAGTTACTATTCCAGAAAGTTGAGCACCAGATCCTAGGAATGTATTTGCATTTATTGTTTGGAACGTTGCACCACCAGAAACAGTAACGTTGGTAAGTGATGTGACTCCAACTACTGATACATCTTGGAAAGTACTTAATCCAGTAACATTAATACTTGTTAGTGCATTTAATCCAAGATCTGCTCGGAATGCAGCAGCAGTTGTAGAATCAATTCCAGTTAAATTCTGAAGTTGTCTAGAACTACTGAGAACTTGTGTTGCCCCAACACTAACAGAAGATACAGTTGTTACTCCAGTAATATTTGCTCTAGATGCAGTAAGACTTACAATATTAGCATTTGCCTGAGTAGATACTCCAGTAACATTTAATCTGTTTAAGTTAGTTTGATTTAATACTTTTACGTCATCAAAAGTGCTCAATCCAACTACAGTTAAATCATTTAAAATATCTAACCCAAGAGAAACTTCAATTGTATTTTTAGTTACTGCATCAATTGAAGTTACACCTTGTAATGTTGGAATTCTTGCAACTGAAGCAAATAAATTATTAGTTGTTGTTAATCCAACGTTTCTTAAAGTACCACGAACATCTAAATTTCCTAGTGGGTCATTGGTTCCAATACCAACATAGTTTAATGCTGGATTGTAGACAAACCCTTCTGGGTTTACAAATGCACTAGTATCCTTATCATAATCTTTTGTATATGTTAAGAATTGAACTTGATTATCTACTTGCCTATTTACTGTTAATGATAACGCAGCACCAACTGAACTATATGCAGTTCCAGTGATATCAATATTGTATACACCACTAAGTCTTGATGATGGAACAATACCACCAGTTATGTTTGATGCATTTGTTAAAGAATTTGCAGTAGATGCAGTTCCTGTGATGTTAATATCATAATTACCAGACAATCTTGCTCTTGGAACTATTCCACTGAGAATATTTGATGCATTACTTAAAACATTCGCAGTAGATACCCCAATAGGATAAAAACCAGTCAGTCTATCTGGATTAATTGTTCCAGTTAAAATATTTGCACCACTAAAAAGAAAAGTAGAAGTAGTAGCAGAACCAGCTAAATTTCCAATAAATTGATTGGCGGTAATTGTTGACGCACCAACAATACTATTTCCCAACAAACTTAGATTGTCATTAGCTGCCAACTCCTCTATTTGTTTAGACGTTGGATTGGCAATTAAGGGATATCTGTCTGCCATTAGTTATTTGTATACTTTTTTGTTCTTATAATATATAGGAACCCTTTTATTTTTTCTTTTCATACTTAGAAAAATCAAAGTTTTCCATTTCTTGAATCTGTTTTTTCAGTTTATCAATCTCTTCTCTTGTCCTTGCTGCGGATTGCAATAAGGACCAGGCATAAAGTTCCCTTTCATCTCTTCTTTCTCTTAGTCTTTTTGTCATAGAGATTAATTTCTCTGCAGTTGGTTGGGTTGCTGATATTACAGAATTCATATTATTTGTAGCACTCGTAATAGCAGAATCATATTGAGAGCATGATGCTCCATTTGGATCTGGACCTCCTTGTGCTCTCCCTGTATATCCAATCGAAACAGAATCTACTGTGCCTCCAATTGTAACCTTTGTTCCAATTGGGGCATAAGTGGTTACACAAGTTACAATTGGAATTTCTCCTCCACTGCTAGTGCATCTTGTTACTACTGGCCATTGCTTTGTTCCAATATAATATTCTGCCCTACCTGCTCCAACTTTTGGTTCTCTTATTTCCTTAACTAAAACATCTCCTTTATATTTTACTTCATCTCTTGCTTTTTCTGGTTTCCATGATTCAGTTCTGTTTGGATCACCAGAAGCATCATAAAAAACACTATGTCCCTGACCAACAGTTGATGCATCAATAATCCCTATTTTTACTGGACTGTTTGGATTTTTCTCATAATTGAAGTCTTCATCAATATTTGGAGTATTTCTAATAACATATACTGTTGTGCTGGCAAATGATGCTAAAGAAGTCGTTGATATAAACAAAGCAGGAATTGTTGTGAGAATTCCCACTCTAAAATTACCCTCTTCTAAGTAGTTGGTTGCAGGTTTGTCTAAAATCAACGAAGGAACAACTAAAGTTGAAGTAGATACTATTCCAACTTCATCATAATATTCTATAGTTTGTGTAGTACTACCAAATCCAACAATTGACGTATACCCGTTTGTGGTCAAAACTCCAACATAACTTGTAGACATTCCAGAAACTTCTGGTTCAAGAAGAATCATTCCAGTGGTTAATCCAGTTATACTACCAGCACCAAAATTTGAAAAAACATAAGACCCAGTAGATATACCACCAACCAAACTAGTAATAACACCCACGACTGTAGTTGAACCAAAACCAACAACCTCTGGTAAGTCTCCAGTAGTAAATGCAATTGGATTGTCGAGATTATCGGATATTGTATCTCCAATTTTTATTTCCGATGGAACGGAAGTTGCACTATTGACCCCAACTACTGTCGAACCTAGTGATAAATATCCATCAAATTCTGTGATTAAATTTGAACCATAATCTCTGTTCGTTGGTTTTTGATAATATTTTAAACCACGGTAAGGTACATAATCATAAACAGCACTATTTTTCTGGACCTCATAGACGGTAAAAGTTACTTGCGTTAATGTAGCACCATCACCAGAACCAGATGTAACCCATTGTGTAAATGTGTCTGTTTTTTTCCAAATTAAATCCGTTCTACATCCAGAAGTTATTCTAGAATCATATGCAGTTTTTACTGGGGTTATAGCTTGGTTTATTGTATTAGTTGCCCCTATAGCATCAGCATCAATTCCTTCTATCAATTTATCCATTTTATCTATCTCAATATCAACCAAAGCCAACCTATCAAGAATTCCTTCTCTTTGTTTGATTTTGAGTTCTAGTTCTTGCTTCAATTCTGCAATTATTTCTCTGGACTCTGACATTGTAAAGGTAACTAACACAGTTTTTAGTATTTATTTTATTAAAACGACCTCCAAAGGGAAGGATTTAATCTACTGAACTCACACTTTAAATAATCTTCCTTTACTGTGAGTGTGATATCTCCACAAATTGCAACTCTTTGTCCTTCCCTTTTTGATAATTGAATAGTTGAATGCATTAATGAACTTGGGAAAAGAACCACGGTTCCTTCTATTGGACTAACATTAAAATTATTGCAGTTGTATTTGTTAAATTTTTTTATCAAATTATATTTTCCACTTTTTGTTGTTTGAAACATAAATTCTGAAACTTCATTTGAATTCTGTGCTTGATGAAAGCACAATTTATCCGAGGTTTCATTGCAGTCCAAATAATAGCAAAAAGATATATCACTACAATTATGAGTATGAACTTTTATATCAGGCAGGTCTTCTTTATGGATATTCAACCAAGATTTTGTCACATGAATATCTAAAAGAGATTCTTCAACATCAAGAACAGTTAAATACTCTCTAACATTATCAGATAAACATTTAAAAAACTCTTTATATTTTTCTTCATGATGTAAAAAGTATCGTCCAGAATTTTCTGGAGATTCCAATTCTTCTCTGGGCAATTCTTCAGAATAGTGCCAATACTTTTTTAACTGGTCTAGATGATTCTTTTTGAATTCATTATGACAAGATATTTCTCCACGATAAATTACCGTTGGGAATATCTCATAAATCTGATGTTTTATTTTCCCCTTTATGTGTAGCATAATCCCAACCACCTAATGCATATTCACTATTATCTCCTGGATAATCGTATGGTGTCAATCCTTTATATTCTGGTTGCAGTTTATCATTAGTTACTCTCTCTGCAAAGACAGTATAATAACATTTAATTGGTGCTCCAGAATTTGTCTTTATTTTTATTTTAGTTCCATCTTCAGAAATAGACTCAACAAATAATTCTTGATATTGTCCTATTGGAGTTAAGTTTACTGTTATTGATTCTGGATAAACAAGATTCTTCCAGTATTCTGGTAGTTCAATAACATTATTATTTTCTATTTTACCTCTAATATATGCACCAACTTCTGGTCCTTCAAGACATATGTACCTTAATCTATGATTTTCCTTTGTTGGGTGTGGTATATCAAATCCCTTTCCTGCAAGAGCAAGTGCCTTAGTTGCGATTTCATGTGTCGCTGCCAATGTTGTTATTGGAATTGAAACATCAAAACAGGTTATTACACCATTAACAGTTAAATTGCCATGAAAAACACCAGGAGCATTATTTAAACATATTGCATTCCCTATATTTACTGAATTTTTTAAATCAACTCCATTCTTTAAACTTAATGCATTTTTAATCGTAATACCATTTTTTGTAGTTACTCCAGTAAAAAGACTTACTGCAAAAACATTTAGTGAGCCAATTATATTGGTGATACCAGTAACTTCAAGTGATGCAGGAACAGCAAGACTACCCAATGGTGGTCCTATCATGCAAGTTGCACGAGCAATCCCTATTTGTGGAGTTGCCCCAATATAAACTGGTCCATTAAGGACAGCAGTTCCTGGAGTCACTCTAGAGGTGGCAGTTAAAAATGAGGTATCAACCTGACCAACAATTAACTTATCACCAACTGTTGCAATCGAAGATAGTGCTGGCATACTACAAAATAGATAAGAATTTTTTTAAGTTTCCTAGTGAATTTAATATTTGACCAATAAATGAACCTTGAAAAATGTCAACTAGGGAAGCACTAGATTCTTGAACACCTGCTGCGGACTCTACAAATTGTCCCATAATGTTTACAGAATTTTGTGCTGGAATATCAATGTTTGTTCCCTTGATTCTGCTTGTTGGTCCGTCAATTTCTACAACCTTTCCTGCTTGGATTGTAACCTCACCGTCACCATCCTCTGCGACTAAACGAATACTTCTTGCCTTTAAAGTAATTTGTCCGTTAACTGCTTCAAAATGAATGTCACCATTTCTAGCATAAATTATTTTTGCTGGTTCCTTTTCATTGACTTTTCTACCACAAACTTCCAATGAAGTTTTTAATGAAATGTCCCACTTGTCACCATCTTTATAGTAAGTATATCCAGTATGCTCATCTGTGATCATTCCATATCCAACTTCTTTCCCGTTAATTGTCGTTCCAGATTGGACTTTGAATCCATACCCCTGTTGCCACCATTCTTTTTTCTGTTCTGTCATTAGATATAAAGGAGTTTTTTTTTATTTAGTAATACAATCAATAACTTCAATAACACCAAACTGATTAATAACTGTAATTTTATTAAACTCTGGAGTATATTGTATTACTGGATATGCTGTTGCCCCTTCACCAGTTTCTGTAATAATTTCTGCAAATCCTGGATTCTCAGTAAATGTATCGTTACATACTCCACTTACGGAACTTACACCAACTATAGACCCAGTTGGGGTAACTATCACATCAAATGTACAATTTCCAAATTTAATTGTATCTCCAGGAGTATAACCGAATCCAGGATTTGATATAACAATATTTGTAATTATTCCAACAACATTAGTTCCAATTCCAGTAAATGTTCCAATTCCAGGGAAAGGAATACCAAAACCACTAGATGTTGTGGCACCTACACCTACAGTTCCTCCAATATCATCTGGAATTGAAGTTCCAGGGGGTGATTCGTTTGGTAGATTTAATGCTGGAGGAAGAGTTGGAGAAAGTCTGTTTCCAATTAATACGGTTGTTTTTGCTACATAATCATCATCTGGGTCATATAAATTAAATACCAAAGTTTCAACTGGTTCTGTTGTGCTATCCTGTCTAACTTTTATCTTTACTGTTGCAATATTATTTACTATCTTTATTTTATTCGATAGAGATAAAATTTCCAAGTCTTCTATTTTTATGTCACCTGTAATATCATAAAATAATTCTGTATTATCTTTAATATTAGTGGTTAATATGGTAAATGTGATTGTTTCTCCCTCAAATACCGTATATTTGTCTGCAGAAACAACATAAGTTGGAGCAACAAAATAAGTTGAATAGTCTGAAGGGCAATAACCAGACCCAGGATTTACTACATATATGGATTCAATTCTTCCGTCTGAAATTTTTGCCTCAAGTTTAGCCCCACTTCCATGATTTGTATTGTCAATTACATTAATTGATGGTGCTTTTGTATATCCTTTACCTGGATTTATTACTTGAACTGTAAGTATGGACCCATTATTACCAACAATTGGAATTGCCTGAGCATTAATGCCTGTTCCAAATATTTCTATTGCAGGAGGAATACAAGTAGAAGATTTCATTCCTTCTGGTTCTGGTGATTTATCTTTCTGCGTGGTTGGATTGTTTACTTTATCCGAACAATCTCTGAATGGTGAAGGTCCAGTATAACCAAATAGAGAAGATGAACCCAATGCTTCATCTATATTTTGATTAATTCCTCTCATGAAATTCAATTTCTTAAGAGTTCTGGACCAACTATCTTTTCCGTTTTTAGCAGATCCAGACTTTGAGCACCATTGAGAGGCAGTTTCGCATTTCAATTGATCGCATCCAATAAAATTCAAAATTTGTTGGGCAACAGAAGAAACTTGACTTAGAACACTTGTAATCTGTCCAAGTCCACCAAGCAACCAATCTAATCCAGACATGACTGGTCCCAATAAATCATCAATGAAATCCATTAGTTTTCCAAGAATTCCAGCAACAAATTCTTCGACAGCACACAAGGGGGCATTTATTACCTTGCCAATCATATTTGTCAAAAGATTTACAATATAATCAATAATTAATGGAATTAACTTTTCAAATAAACAAAATATAATATTAATAATATTTTTAGTTGCTTCTGCTACTGGTGGGTGTTGAGGAAGTGGTAAAATTTTTGCAATAAAATCACGGAATAGTCTTGTAACTAATCCAATGATTGCTCCTCTAAGATTGTTAACTATAAATTTTATTACCCCAACAATTCTTCTTGCAAACCCTCGTATTTCATTTACGATGTCAACAAATTCGTTTAATACTGGGTCAATATAAGTTCCAATAAAGTCTTGTATTCTTCCAACAAATTGAATAAATTCTTGAATAATTTTTGAAATTTTTCCGATTAAATTATCATTACATCCATTTTCTCTTGTAATGCAAACTTCACCTTCGGCAGCAAATTGTTGAGATGCCAAATCCTCTCTAATTGCTTGATCTGCTCCAGGTTTATTCTCTTCCCTAGTTGATGCTGGTAAGGGTCCAACTGAACTTGTACTTGCAACCCCTGCTACTGGTGCAGAAGAAGTAGTTGGTTGAGATTGTACACCTGGATTTTGTTTTCTTATTTGTGTTGCTGCTTGCTTTAGTGGACCAGAGTGACCAGTAAATGGTCTCAACTGGTCTTTAATTGATTCTGATGGAAAGTTTTTTACACTTTCATTTCTATGGAGGCAACCAACAACAACTGGTTGTTGCCCATCATCTCCATCCAAGAAGAAACCAAAAGCAGTTTCTCCTCCAGTCAATCTTAATGTTTGCCCAACTCCACCCTGGAAAGTTCCCTCTGCTCCAGTAGACAATACATGTGCCCAGGGCAAATCATTATCAGGAAGAACTTGCCTATCGAATGGATGATATCCAATAATTCTTACTTTACAACGATATGCCCAGCTTCCACTAGTCTTCCCTTTTTTATTTTCACCTGCATCTGGGGTGGATTTCTCGTTCCTCCAAACACTTGCAGGAGCAACCTGACCAATCCACCAAATGAATCCGTCTTTTCCCAGGTAATTTGATTTTAATAAAGATCCTTCAATCATCGAAAATTTTACATTCAGGTGCGTCTGGGTTTAAATCACAAAACAACTCAAAATGAGTTGGGCAATTAGTAGCATTAGGATTATGCTGTTGATATTCTAATAATTCGGAAAGATAATTTTCCAAATATCTTTTTCTTTGTTTATTTATTGCAGGACTCTCAAGTTCCTCGCAAATATCATTAATTAATGTTTGTAGTTCCATTGTTTTTACCTATTGGTAGATCCGTAAAGACCATAACTATCACGAATTAGTTTTAAACTCGTTACGACTTGATTTCCTTCAAAGTGATGTCTCAATTCTTTAATTAAATAATTTCCACTTTGCTGTTTATCAATTTGCTTTTTGTCTGCTATGTCGATTGCTGGAAACTCAGCATATATTACATCTCCAGCCTTTAAGTTTATATTGCATGGTACTACCATATTTAGTGACTGCGTGAACAAAATGTTATATCTCGATGCAGACTTCGCCATATCCGCAACATCTCTACCAGATTCCTTTGTAACAGTCTCGTTATCCAAAACTCCTCTATCTGAAGTTCTGACTAAAATCCTAGTCCAAGAGTCTCCCAATTCTTTGGAAACTGCAATTTTGTCGTCAGTTCCTAGTGTATTTTTTATTTGGTCTTTTAACTTATATTGGTATATGTCCATATGTCCAGTATAAAAATCATAAAAGTATGTTTTATTGGAATACATTCCAACCCTTAAACTTTTAAGTAAGTCAATATTTTTTTCAATGTTATAGTTTAATATTATAAAAGCATTTTGCTCTTGGTTTGCTGAAATTGCACCAGTGAAAGTATATTTTGGTATACTCTTTGAGTCTGCAGAAGAAGAACCAACCTGGGTGTTTGAAACTAAACTATCAATGCTTTTAAAATTAAATCCTTCTTTGTTTTCGTAAAAAACATATCCACCAGTTCCTTTTGCTTCCCCAGTATTTCCACCACCAGAGACTCCACCAGAAGAAACTGGCATTGCCTTTGGTCCTAACCAAGTCAATACAGTAAAAGGTTTTCTACTATTTGAAATAAAATTATAACTATTTGATGTATTTTCTATATTATTTGCTTCATATTTTTCTGTTTTTAAATCATCTTTTAGTATACTTTCTACTGTAGTTTTAATATTTCCCGAATATCTTTTAAAACATCTTGTTGTTTCATTTGTAATACCTTCCCTTGAAACAAGATGCAGTGTGAATGTTTCCCTAGTATCTTTTGCCATTACATCACTGACTTTAAACACATACATTGAATAAGTTTCATCCAATGTAAATTCTCCAGAGGCAGTGCTAACACTAATTGAAACTCTCTCCCCTCCTCTTATGGGTAGAAAATTAAAAAGAGAGGTAGTATTGGATATCATCATACTCATAGTTACACATGGGGAAAGTATATCCTCAAAGTAGTCACAAAATAACACAGAGTTTGTAATATCTACTTTTTTACTCCCATCAAGAGATTCTATAACAACAAAATTGTATTTTAAACCTTCTATTGCTGGATTTGCCATTATGTTTGAGAAAGATTAGTTAAGAGAAGAGATTTCATTAAACTATTTACCACTTGTGATTGTGGAGTTCCCATTACAACTGGAGCAGAATTTGACGAACTACCAGAAGGAACTGTGACTGAAGGAATTCCATTAGCACTAGATTGGGATTGTTGTCCCACTGGTATTAAAACTATAGAGGAACCTGGAGAATTGTATTCTGGATAATCTGAAATATTTTTTCCTAACTTCAATAACTCTTCTGGGGCAAACATGGATGGGTCAACACCCAATCCACCCATTCCACCAGATCCACGGTTTAATAAGTTTTGAAGTTTTTCATTATACTTTTTGTAATCTGGATGAACTTTATCTTTAGCATTAAATCCACCACCAAACTGAACAAATCCTGGGAACTCATTTGCAAGTGCTTGCAACTTTGCATTTAATGGGGATAAATCTGCTCTATCAACACTTGTTCCCATTAATTGGACACCCTTTGCTCCCATTTTTTGGGCATATTGCAATTGTTGACGAACAGTTGACAAATCAGAAGTGTCATTAGAAATACCAGAAGATAATCTAACAAGTTTTCCCTTTAGGTCTTGACCCTGAAGCATTCCCATAACATCTTTTGGTGTTGCTCCAACTTTTGCAGTTCCAAGAGATCCAGAAGTATCTTTGGACCCTTTTGCTATACTATCTCCGATAGTTAACATTGGAGCAGACATAATATCATTTGCACTAAGTTTACCTTGCATAGAACCACCAGGAGAACTCATTGCTTGAGTTCCCGTTTTTATCGGAGCAACTGCTGGGGTTTTTGGAGCAGTTCTTAAAAATGGTCTTGGGTCAATTATTTTTCCAGAGGTATTATAAAGTTCAAAATGCAAATGTGGGAAATCTTGAGAACTTGCTTTATCTGCGGGTGAAATTGTTCCTATTTTTTGCCCAGTTTTAACTTCTTTTCCAACTGAAACATTTGACATAACATGAACATATCTAGTCATACTTCCATCTTTATGTTTGATTCCAATTATTTGACTACTTCCTCCACCATTTTGCCATGCATATCCACGACCAACTTCAACGACAGTTCCTGCCATTGCTGCTAAAACTGGATCTCCTGCTTTTTGTCCAGCAATATCTTGTCCAGCATGTACTCTGCCACCACCTCTTGATGCTCCAAATTGTGCTCCACCATAAGTACTTACGTGTCCAGTTACAAAAGGAGCAACTCTTTCGACATTATCAAATCCTGGGTAATTGGCATCAGTAACCCCCTGGTCATTTACACCAGGACCTAAATCATTTGAGTCTGCAGAAATATTATCAGTATAAGTTCCTGGTCCTATTTCTCCACCAGACACAGAAAATCCCATTGCAAAGTTGCTAAACTTATCCACAACACTTGAAAATTTATCTAACGCATTTTTAAATCCACCACTTCCTTCTGATAATCCTTTTTGTTTTTGTTCTTGTGCTTTAAGTCTTTCTTTCTGCTTTTGCTCTAGTGACTTTTCTCCAGTAACCCCTTCATATGCCCTATCTGCAGCAAATCCACCAATAAAATTTCCAGCCATGCTACCAATAACAAAACCTACTCCTGGAATTGGTATCAATGACTGACCAATAGCACCTCCAAGTAAACTTCCTGCAAGTGCTCCACCAGTTCCTGCTGCTGCCTTTCCTATTGATTCTCCACTAGCAAGACCAGTTGCAAAATCTAGACCAGCAAAAATACTGTTTACGATTCCGATTGACCTCAAACCAGTGAATCTTAAACTCTGACCTCTTGGAATAGGTTTTGCTGGTTTTGCAGATGCTTTAGATGGTTGCCCCAATCTTCCTTTTCCTGGAAACATATTTCCAAGAAAACTTCCAACATCTAAAGCACCACTAACCAAAGAACCCAGCAAATTACCAACATTGCCAAAATTACCAGCAACATTTAAGTTTGCTAAATCTTTTATTTTTCTTTTTGTCGGTAATTTTATAGAATTAAGTGAATTGTTTTCTTTAACTAAAAATGCAGAAAAAGATTTATACTCAGACTGCATATTAGATAAATCACGTTTAGTCTTGCTATTGAATGAAGCAATACTATTAAATGAGGATACCAGAGGAGATGTAATTACTTTTGCCATTATCCGTCAACAATATTATAGACTATTTTTGAATACATTGTTAAGAAATTAGCAGAGTCTGATGAGGGTAAGAGTGGCACAGATGGTCCAGAATCACCCAAAGGATTGGTTGGTGGGACGATGACTTGTCCTGCACCTCCTTCTCCACCAGAAGGTTGTGACTGTCCACCAGCAAGACCAGGTAATGCTACTATTGATGGCTTTGCCTGTGACGGTGGTGGTTGGGATATGTTCATTGCCAATTTCGCTCGTTCGTCTGGAGCAAACATTGATGGGTCAACACCTAGTCCACCCATGCCCTTATCTGGAGTTACCTTGAAATTTAATGAGTTATTATAAATTTTTTGCAAACTAGAAAGAGACTTAACTGGTTGTCCATAATAACTTCTGCCACTTAAAGTTGGAACAGATGCCCATACTGGTGCTAATTTATTAGCAATATTAGCACTGAATCCTTCTTTTTTAAGTAAGTCTGCAGTTACCCCTCTGCCTTCTGCTAATGCTAATGCTGCTCTATCTTGAGCTTCTGGAGTGAATAGCTCATCCTTTTTTAATGCTCCTCTTTTTATCAAATCTTCTAAAGTGAATGGCATAAATTGATATGCACCAGTAGCTTTTGAACCCTTTCCATATCCAGGAACTGTTCCTCCCCCAAGTCTTTGAGGAAGTTTTCCTGTGTCTGCCATATTAATGACTTCTTGAACTGTAAGTTTTCCCTCCTCAAGTTCTTTTACTACATTTCCTCCAAATATTGTTCCATAACTCTTAGATGTTCCTTCTGCATATCTAAGTGATTTCAACATTGCTTGTTGTTCTGGAGTTCCCTCACCAGAAACTGTTGGCATTGCTCCAGGAGAAGGAGCATTGGACGATGGTTTGGCAGATGGTGCTCCACCTCCAGGGGAAGAAGTTGATGGTTGTTGTGTTTGTTTGGTAGATGAACCTTTTATCATCTCCTCAACAGCATTTGCAAATTTATCAACAATAAATGAAAATGTATCAACTAAACCTGTTGGAATATCAGTAATTTGAGGCATACTTTGCAATCTATCAGTATCTGCAAGAGCATTAACTGCCATTCCTCCACCAACAGCACCAAGACCCAATCCCAAAAGACCTGCTCCCCTCCTTCCAAATCTTGCAGTTTTTGGGGCAGTTTTTCTAAGTGGTCCACCTGGAACATCAATATCCAAATTCAATCCTGGACTTCTACCAGGAGATGCCTGTGGTAAATTTGATAATTGATTTACTATTTTAACTATAGTTTGTCTAATTAATTTTGCAACTTCAAAACTCTCAGTAAAAGAAGTCTTTAGTGCTTTAAGACCTTCTCTTAGTTGTTTTATATTTTTTCCATTTCCAAAAAACTTTATAAAACTAAAGGCATTTTGATATGCTTTTAAGAATTTATCTAGAATTCCTAATGGTTTTGCCGAATCAACTTCTCTTATTTTGTTTTGATAATTATCAGAAAGTTGTTTGACAAAATTTGTAGTTTGCTGCCTTATATTTTGTATTACAGTTTGTAACTGAGTTACCTGAGAATCTTGTTGTTGTCTAATTTGTTGAATTTGATTTATTGTTGTTCCTTCTACTTGCCCAATTTTTCCATCAACTTGCTTATTAATTATATTCGTAGCATTTCTAATACTATTATCTACCTGATTTAAAATATTAGAAGAAATTGTACTTACAATAGAATTAATATCAGGAGTTACTGGTTTTACAGCAGCACGTTGAAATCCTACAATTTTATTTGCAGCAGAGGAGACTACAGAAGACCCCAATGGTGCTCCCCCAGAAATAAAATTCTGAGCAGATTGCAAACTTATTGGATTATTTTTTACTATTGATTCTGGTCTTAAGGCAGATTTAATTGCCATGTGCTTGCTGTTGTTGCTTCAGTTTTTCGTCTTCAATATGCTGCTGCAATAATCCAATGTAAATATCCCTTTCCCAAGGAACCATATTTTCAATCTCAGTCAAAGAGTATTTATGGAACTGCATGAGGGCAAAGTTAATTCTAAAATATGCCTCAAGATCCATATGAGACATAATTAACCGAAAAAACTCGTTAATCCCTCCAACGTAACTTCATTAACAACTCCAGTTTTGGGATTTTTTACTTTAATTGTATGAGAAAGTTTTGGCATTGTTTCAAAAAATTTCTCAATCTTTTTAAATTGATTGGAATTCATTTGTTCTATAAATTCTATCAATTCTTTTTTAGTACAATCTGCTGCTGCCCAAGATTCTTCATCACTATAAACCATATCAATACATGATGCAATAATATCAAATGACTTTTCGATATTACTCTCACTTTGTGCATCACTAAAATCAAAGTTATTCTTGATAAATTGATCTAATGATGGATATTTCATCCTCATCACTAAGTTATTATCTAATTTAATATCAGTAGAATGTTCGGGATCTTTTTGGACTTTAATTTCATCAATATAAATTGTTACTGGAACTTGGGTATTTGAATCATCATCATAGCAAGTTACAATCAAATCAATATTTTCCCCTACTGATTTTCCCCTAACATTTAAAAATACATATTCAATATCAAATGTTGGGAGTTCTTCTACCTTTACTCCCTTTGTTAGAATACATTCCTTTAAAACTTGTTTTATCGCATTAGTAATCTGTTTGGTATCTTGTGATTCTAATGCGATAATTAAAATTTTCTCTTCTTTAACTAAAAACGGTCTATATTTTATAGTCTTTCCATTTGATGGTAATTCCAACTCATATGTTGGTGTAGAAATCTTTGGTAAAGGCATAATATCCTAATATAATCTTCATTGAAATTATTTAGATTAGATTTCTAGTTCCATTATTTTTCTCATAAACATATCTGGAATAACTAAATTCTACAGTGGTCTTTGTTATAGTGCTTCCCTCATATGAAACTGGAAGTGCTGTTATATTTGTTGGAAATGCGTCAATCAATCGGTAAGTGATAGATGGAACATTACCTAATTGTCCACCATTTAAATTTGGAGTGGACATAAAATTTCTTTCAAATTTAACAATACTAATAATTCTCTTATATTCATCGGGATATCTCATTCTAAAGAAATCATTTCTTTCTTTAGCATTACCAAACCCATTTTTTGAAACCCCATATTCACCAGAAGTCCCATGAAGTGGATTAATAAAATTCATCCATTCTTCAAATAAACGAATAAGTCTATAATCATTATCTACATAGAATGTTAAAGTTACTGGAGCATAAACTCTTCTTGTTGGTATTCTTTCAATTATACCCTGACGACTTCCTGATTCTTCTGCAACTTCAAATGATGCCCCTGGTATTACTGCTTCCGAGCAATAAAAATCATAATATGAATTTACTATCAAATCATTAGTTAATCCAGAATTCGTTAACCATCGCATCAATGGATCGTCTTCTGATGTAGAATTTGTTAGGTGCAATGCAACTTTAAACTGACTTGTTATTGATAATGCACCAAAAATATCCCTAGCACCTGGCATCCCGACAGCACCATCTTCTCTTGGTGTAGTCATTTTTAAATAAAGTGGTCCTATTTTTGGAAATCCACTTCCATCTCTTTGTGCCATTTATAAATATTTTTAAAAAAATACCTATACTATGTATGCCACATAAGGATGACTCTGGGTATAGACAAGGAAAGTTTAGACCCCAAAAACCAGAAAAATATAAAGGTGACCCAACAAATATAATTTATAGGTCATCCTATGAATTAAAATTCATGCAATACTGCGATTTAACTGAAAGTGTAAATGAATGGAAATCTGAAGAATTTTTCATTCCATACGTATCACCAATAGATAATAAAGTGCATAGATATTTTCCAGATTTTTTTGTTAAGTATAAAGACAAAAATGGAAATAATCGAACCCTAGTCGTAGAAATAAAACCAGAAAAGGATTTAAAAATGCCAGAACAAAACCCAAAGAGAAGAACGAAATCTTGGGCATATAATGTAAAAACATGGGCAATAAATCAGGCAAAATGGAAAGCAGCAAAAGAATATTGTGAAGATAGAAAGTATGAATTTCGCATCCTAACAGAAAAAGACTTGGGAATTAAAGTAAGATGATATCCGAAGAAGTAAAAAAACAAGCAGGGAAAAAATTTAGAAGTAGCAATTGGTGGACAAATGCTACAATGAATGAATTGAGAAATTATCAAAGAAGAAATATAAGTGAATTTGATACTAATTTTATAGTTCCTGGTGATTTAGTTTTTTTCTTATACTCAGCAAAATATCCCCAAAAATATCTTTGGTGGGATAGGCACCCATTATCCTTTATAGTTGATGTAAATCCAAGGGAAGGTAGTTTTATTGGAATCAATTTACATTACTTAAACCCACAGTATAGAGGGGGATTTGCCAAATCACTCCTAAATAAAACAGGAATTTCTAACGCACCAAAAAAGACTATTCACAAATATCTTTTTTCTGGTGTAATGAGTGAATTGTTTAAAGTCCCAAAAAATGATTGGGTTGGTGTTTCATTATTACCGACAGAACAATTTGTCGATAAAAACGGATTATCCGTACCAAAATACCGAGTCTGGGACGAACCTTAAATGAGTTATAAGTTATTAAAAGATAATTACTATGCTTCTGGAATTGCCCCTCTCGGAGTTCCTTTGGGATTCGGATTAAGGTATGATCCAGAAACTGGTGATTACGAACTAAAGCAAAAGGGTCTTGGTGGTAGTTACGATATTGGGATTGGACTAGCAGTTTTTTATAAAAATGGAAGTTGGTATGGGGATGCACTAAAAGATCCAAAATTATTTAAAGACGGAAAACCAACTGCACTAGCAAATCAATTAAGTGAAGATATTAGAAGAAAGGTTGGAGCAGCATATACAAAAGGTGGTGGAAAAAATTCTGGTCTAAAGGTAAACAAAACAGCATTAGACCCAACTGGTTCTGCGGGAATTAACAACTTTTTCCCAGGAACAAATCCAGGAATTGCCACTGCTGTTCCTGGTGGACCAATTCTTTCTGCTCCCCCTGGTTCATTGCCTGCATTTAACGACCCTCTTGATTTCCCAAGTGTAAATGAAGAAGCACTATTTGGTTCACAATCTGTTTTAAAAGACAAATTACTTGTTTATCCAACTGATATTCTTGAAAATAAACAAGATACTCTTAGGATAACCATGTACAATTATTCTTCTCCCTCTGGAGAAAACTTACTTGGTGGACAAACTTCTGGAAATATAGTAGTAGAAGGATTGCAACGTTTAAGTGGAGCAAAAGTAGGCAAAGAAGACTTCAAAGGAACTGTAATTTTGCCAATACCAAACAATGCATCTGACTCAAATTCTGTTGCATGGGCAGAAGATTCAATGAATAATATCACTGCAGCAATTCTATCTACTGTTTCTAGTAATTTTACTGGTTCTATTGCTGGTGGACTTGCTGGAGCACTAACTCAAGCTGCAACAGGAGTTAATCCAACTCAAGCAATTTATTATTTGAATTTGCTTCAAAAAATTGGAGCAGATTTAAAAGACCCTAATGTACTAAAACAAGTGCAGTCAATTGTTTCTTCTTTAGTCCTGAAGCAAGCAGGATTAGATATACCACCAGAAACAATACTCTCTAGAGGATTTGGAGTTGTTCCAAATTCTAATATGGAATTGCTATTTAATTCTCCAAAATTAAGAAGTTTTGAATTCTCTTGGAGAATGAGTCCAAGAAGTAAAAAAGAAGCAAGAACGGTAAAAAGAATTATACGATTCTTCAAGCAAGGAATGGCTGCTAGAAAATTAAATTCAAGTGCAGGTGCTGGTGCGTCATCAGCACTATTGGGAACTCCAAATATATTTAAATTACAATACAAAACTGCAGATGATAGACCAATTTCTGGATTAAATAGATTTAAGTTATGTGCATTAACTGGATTTAGTGTCAATTATACACCAGACGGTCAATGGTCTGCGTATGATGAGGGACAACCAGTTTCTGTAAATATTGGAATGGGATTCACAGAGTTAGAACCAATATTCGAATCTGATTACCAGAAGACCATCTGGGATAAATTAAAAGACAAACCAGATTTAGATCCAATAGAAGCAGACGATGTAGGTTACTGATATGCCATACTTTAGAGAACTACCAAATTTACAATATCCTTCACCATTTAGAACAAGGAATTATATTGATGAATTCATATCAGCAAAAAATCTCTTTAGAAGAGCAAAATTAAGAGATGATGTTGCTGAATTTTCAACAGCATTTACATATTATCAAGTAATTGATAACGAAAGACCAGAGCAAATTGCCAAAAAGGTATATGACGATCCAGACTTAGATTGGATTATTTTATTAACAAATAATATCACAGACTTGAATAACGAATGGCCATTAAATAATGATTCGTTATACAAATACATGCTTGAAAAATATGGTTCTGATGAAGAATTAGCAAAAATTCATCATTATGAAACAGTAGAATATAAAGATGAGTATGGAAGAATTATTGTTCAAGGTGGGTTACAAGTAGACCCATCAAAATCCGAAATCATACAAACAAATGAATCATCAAATGAATATTTGCTTAGTTCATTCCCAAGTGCAAAAAGTAACACCGTAATTAGTATCAACCTTTGTCAAAATTTAACAATATATGGAAGAGATATCAGAACCAGTGATTATCTAGTAACTGATATTGAAACAAACGTTTCCTATCTAAAAATAAAATTAAAAACTGGAGAAGATTCATTTGGTGATGTATCTATATTAAATAGTTTAGCAGATTGGCCTTACAGTTGGGGTGGAATCTTAAAAGTAAAACAAAGAAATAATAATGAAGTTGAAGTAAAATTAACTGATGTAATTACTGACAATAAAATAAGAATACCAGAAAGACTATACGAGATTACAGGAACCTTGGTCGATGGGGTTCTTCAACCAACATTTAAATTCACTAACGAGTTACCAGTATGAAATTCCCTTATCCTGGAATGAAAATTTTTATTGAATCTGATAGTCAAATATTAGAATATCTCGATACAGAAGGAAATATACAAACTGTTAAAAACGTTGTTACACCAGTAACAAATTATGAGTATGAAGTAAAAGAGAACGAAAGAAAACGAAGTATCCTCTTATTAAGACCAGAGTATATTGGTTCTGTTACATATGATATGAGAAATATGATGAAATATAGTAGGTCTTCTCAATACGTAGATTCTACAACTAAGAAAACATACAACCCAAGAAACAATACATAAAAAATCCCGCAAAATCCTCATGAGAGAAAATTTTGCGGGAAATTTTTTTCGACCCTTTTTTATTTTAAGGGTCGATTTTTATTAGCAAGGGTAGTATTGAACTTCTTTAAATGTTCTAACATAAGGTTCAATTCTTCCATCACCAGAAATTACTTCTTCACGAACAACTTCTCTTCTGCAATTACCATAATATCTTGGAGCATAATATGAAGGAGCATAATAATATCCTCCTCTAAATGGTCTCCAAAATTCATTCCAAGTAATTGCCTCCACTGGGGAGGCAATGAAAATTGCAAGAAGAATGATCAGAGATTTCACGACTCAGCAAGTTTCTGGAAGTAAGAAAGAGCATCATCCTCATCTTCGTCATCACTATAATTAGATGAAGGAACTTCTGCATCATTAAATGTAGATGAACGAGAGGATGAAGAAGTAGAAGTTTCACCACGACGTTCACGTTCCCACTCTTCTTCTTCAGCAACAACTTCAGGGTCTTGGGACTTAGGTACACCACGAAGACCAAGAGTGTAATCAAGACGCTTCTTCAGGTCATCATAAGACTTGAATTCTTTGGGGTCAGTGAAATCATTCAGATTATTCAGAGACTTATAGATGCGTTCCAGTTCATCATCATCACCATCAAGAAGAGCAGAAGGTGAAGCAAATTCAGACTTGTCGTAGTTCCAATAACCATCTTTCTTGACAAGTTTCAGTTTAAAGTGAGCACCAGTCCAGAAGTCAAAAGGATTGATTGGAGTTTCATCTTCAAACTCAGGTTGCATTGCTGCAAGAATCTTATCATAAATTTTCTTACCAAACTTATAAAGGAATACTTTACCTTCATTATCTGGATTGGCAGGGTCACGAACAACATAAATGTTCGCAAAGTATGAAAGTTTACGTTTTTGCTTACGTGCTTCCTCTTTATCACGATCTGAACCAGAGTTCCAAAGAACACGATTCTTTTCACAGACAGGGCATTGCTGACCAAGAGTAGTTAGGCAGTTGTCAATTAACCAACCACCAGGACCCTGGAATGCATGAGACCATACTTGTGCCCAAGGCAGTTCACAACCTTCGGGGGCAGGGAGGAAACGGATAACTGCGGAACCTACACCGCTCTTATCCATTACAGGTTTCCAAAAACGGTCATCATCTTTGGAACCAGAATCGTTCAGTTTTTCTACTTGTTTGATGAGTTTCTCGGTGAGAGAACCCATTTTGGATTGCTTTTTAAGATCAGCAAATGACATTCGTATTCTCCGTATTTTTAGTATTGAACGTGTGTGTACTGTATTGGTACGTATTAATTGTAGCAGAAAAAGAGTCAGTCGTCAAGGGTTTTCTCAAGATACTCAATTTGAGACTCAAGAATTTTAAAGAATTCTTCAACTGTTCCACCTTTCCCCAACCCAAAAAGTTGAGCGGACTCAAGTATTTTTTCCTTCATTTCTATTGCATCAGGGTCATCTGAAAGAGATAACCTAAAAATAAAAAGTTTTTGTTTTTCCAAAAACTTTCTCATTAACTCAAGATGTTCTTTTTTTCCATTTTTATCATAAAAAGAAAGATTCAAAACTTGATCAAAAAGTTTTTGTTGAATCGCATCTAATTCAATGATAGATTTTCTGACCATTTCAGAATCAAAAAATCCAGTCATAATACTATCTCCTTTAAAATATTTGTGAATTTTGACTCATCAATATTTAGGAATGGCCGATATTTTTTTATTTTAAAACTTACGGTTTCCCACACTGGGTCTGTTACTTTTTTATCAAATTTTGAAACATATCCAAGAATAGAGTCTAAAATCACCATAGTCTCTAAAGTAATTGCATTTTGCAAATACTTTCTTAATATCTCTGGATGTTTGTTTTGTTTGCATTCAAACAAGTGGTCTATACTTTCTTTGGAAATAAAAACTTGACTTTCTGTTTTAAACAAATAAGTCAGACTTTGATATCTCTTTAACCATTCTAAGTAATTTTTTTCTCCACTTGATATTATTTCCCCAATCCATAATGATTGGGGATCTGTACATTCTATAAAGTTTGCAACAAAGTAAAACTTTATTTCATCGTCTGTTTTCTGACGAGATAATTTTTCAAAAAAATATCTATCTTTTCTTTTGTGAAAAGAATCTAAGGATGCTTTTGACCTTCCACAATACTTAAAATAATCGTATTTTTCTTTTGTAAAATGATTTTTTATTGATAGATAAGTTTTATATACATCAAAGGGTGTCACGATTCAAAAATTCAAAGTTGCCCTGCTAGTTTTTTTGAGAAAATTTAATTTTGTTGCTTCATATTTAATTTTTTCTTTAAGTGGTTTTGGAATTAACTTTGGAACTGTTTCTATTTCTATTGAATTTTCCTCGCAATAAGTAACGATAGCATCAATATACGTAATCTTAGAAATTTTTACAATGTTTTCAATATCTTGAGCAAACTTTTGTGGACATAGAAACTTATCCTTTATTACATCTTTAATGTTATTTTCCATGTTAATTAAGTTTACTGTTAACAAACTCTCTAATGTATTTGGTGAGCAACTTAATATATTTTTGTTTATCATACTCTTCATAGACAACACATTCTCCATTTTCACATGCCATTAAAATTACTAATTTTTTAACTGGTATCTCAGTTAGTTCATAAAACATGCAGGCATATGCTGCACATTGGACAAAATAATGTTCAATCCATTCAACTGGTTTTGGTTTTTTTGATGTTTTGAAATCTATGATTGCTAATTCACCATTATACTCTGCTATACAATCTACAGTACCAGCAATTCCAAGCACCTTACTATAGAGTGAACCTTCTAAAGCATGAATATTATTTATTTTATTTAATTCTGGTTTTGCAATTTTAAATAAGAAATTTGACAAAGGTTGTACTTCTGGAAGTTCTGGAATGTTGTAAAGATAGTTCTCTACAAGACTATGCATATCAGTACCACGACTAGTTGCTTGTCTTGTAATTTTATCTGCTTTCTCTTCACCAATTTTTTTGCGCCAGTCCGCAAAGAATTGTCGATTCTTATAAGAAGTTACAGAAGTGATAGAGACAAACCGTAATAACTCTCCGTCATTTGGGATTTTATAATAACGAACCCCATCTATCATTTCTCTTTCAAGTTTTGGTAGATTTAAATCAATGTGATTAAATCTACCTTCAGATGTCAAATTATTATACATTCAAACCAGATTCAATTTTTGCAATTAGATATTCTTTAACCAGTCCTGAACGAACAATGTCATCAATACCAAATTCAATTATATCAAAAGATGGCATTTTTCTCAAGATATCCATAAAGTCACTAATTCCATTTCTTTCATTAGATTTAGTTAAGTCTGACTGGGAAGCATCACCACAGAACATAATTTTAGAGTCTTCACCAACACGAGTGATGATTGAATCCAATTCATGGAAATTCATATTCTGGAACTCATCAACAATGATGATTGAATTGTCTAGTGTTGTTCCACGAACAAAAGAGGTACTCCAAAATTTAATAGTTTCTTGCTGCTTTAAATTACCATAAAGCATTTCAAAATCAGTCTCAGTTGGAAGTTGGAACATATACTTTACCATATTCTTATATGGGATTTGGTAAAGAGAAGATTTATCTTCATGATCTCCTGGGAGAAATCCAATTTCACGAGTTGCTACAAGAGATCTTACAATATAAATTTGTTCGTATGGGGTAATTTCATTTAATACTTCTTTTAATGCATTATAAAGAGTAATAAAAGTTTTTCCAGTACCAGCAGCACCATATGCTACTAGGTGCTTTCCCTTTGAATATGAACTAAAAAGTTTTTTTTGATTTTCCGTTAACGGTTCAATATCAATTAAAAGATCAGAATTGAGAGGTCTTTTTCTTCTCATCTGCTTAGCAGTCATACCAACTCCAATTGGTTGGTCACCATTTCTTCTTTTTCTTGCCATTAAATTTTTCCTACACTAGCACCAGGCATTTTAGATGCTCTCTGAAGAACTTCATTCCACCCTGGTTTTGATTTTGCAAGTTTGTCCTTCCATTCACCAACTTCACCACTTCCAGGGCAAGTTGAGGGGTCGGACCAATCTCTGTCCCAATCTGGATTTTCTTTTTTCCATTGGTCCCATTCATGAACACTCATTGTCACTTCTTTTTGTTCACCAGTATCTTTGTGAATAACAGGATATGTTGCCATAAGTTACGAAATCACGTAATGTTATTTATTCTATAGTGACAGACCTAGCATCGTTGCATTCTGGGCAATTTTCTGGTTCCCAACCAAGTGCCTTAGCAATATCAGGGAACTGACAAATAAATACACAACGTGCTGCTTCTGCGATGTCCATATGCTCCTTCTGGGTGCCATGAGCAGAACGAAGGTCAATATAATGGATCCAAGACCTTACAGAGCCCTTCATATAAATTCTGGTGGGTGTTGCGAGTGGAAGCACAAACCTTGCACATTCTTTTGCAACTCCTGCATCAAGCATCTTGTCATAAAGACGTTGTGACTCTTCAAAGTGTTGCTCAATCATTCCTTCAAACTTTTCCCTTACATGCTCATCCAAATCATTGGTTGAATTCTGACGGTTCTTTTCATCTTGCCTACGAAGTTCAGGAACCTCAGGAAGGTCAGTTAGCAGTTTTGTGTCTGCATAACGTTGTGAAAATTCTTGATATGTAAAGGACCTATGACGAAGCACTTGAGCTGCGATACCACGAGTAGTATTAATTTCCAAAGTCATATCTGCTTGCTCAAAGATAGACCAATGATTTTGTTTAATGCAATACCGAAGAAGTCCAGCAGCAGTATCAAATTTAAGTTGGTTACCTGGATTACTTACACGGGCAGTATAAGTAATCACTTCTTGTGCAGATTTTCCTGCGAGTTCTCCTGCACCTTGAGTAACAGAAATCAGTTTAACAATGGGTTTAGTTTTAGTATCCATCTTCATCCTCAAAAATTTCGTCGTAATCATATTGTACTAATTTTTTACTTTCAGTATTCTCTGAATGACTTTTAGTGTCGGACAATACTTCTGCCTTTAGAGAATCGACCAAGAGTTCAAGATTGCGAATAATTAATTTTAATTTTTCTTTGTCCATAAAATATGTTTCACAGATACATAATAGCACAAAAAAAGGAGGGAATCAACCCCTCCTCTCAAATTTCTTCAGGCAATTTGCGGTTGCTTTGCCATGTTCAATTGTGCATTATGAAGTAGTTTTTCTTTTTTTGCTTTTCTTTTTAAATATCGAACGAAGTAAGTATTCATTTTGACACCTCCTTGTTGTTATTACAAGGACGATATGCTACCCCACGATATGTATTTTGGGGATGAGCAGGAGCATGAGTTTTGTTATACCAAGACACATACTCTTTTTTGGCATCTTCGGTGTCATATTGACACCCTCTATAAACGACTTTTGACATTAGGTTTCTCCTTAGTTTTTTAAGTTAAAGAGCGTTCCTTCAGTCGGCTTTTGCGTCTATGGGTAACTTACACTCCTTTGGAGATAGTTGCTTTACTTCCCAAATCAAATCATTTCTAATTTGTTTTGGTAGACTATGGGCATTAATTCTCCCAACAATTAACTGTGCTTGAAGACAAGTCAAAATTAGAGATTCCATAGATGAACGATCCGTTCCGAGTCGGCTTACTTCCGTCCTATTGATTTTAAATAGGATGAACGTTAGGGGTTTATTTTACCCCATTCATCCTATATAGTCAATCATTTTTGTATAATATTTTACAAAATATTAACTATTTTTTTCTTTTTTATCCATTTGCATGACTTCATACAATGGAGTCTTTTGGAATTTTTTAATTTTTTTATATTCTTTTATTACTTTTTTAAGTTCTGATTGGTTTATTTGAACATTCATTTGATGTTCAAATTCTTTTTTAAGTTCTCGTCTGAGAACATCTTCAAACTTTTCTTTCATTTTTTTCTTTTATCAGAAACCTTTGATTCAATTCCCCAAAGTTTTGGATTTACCCTTCCTTCAGATTGTTTAAATGATAACAATCCTTCCCTGTATCTATCCCAGTAGTAATCAAAGATTTCTACTTTTTTATTTGCCAATACAAGATCATACTTTTTTACTTCACCATCAATGTAACTAACAAGATATGCGTTACAAGGCAAACTCCTATCATTTGCTACTTCTGGATTGCAATCCTGATGGAGTACTTTCATTAGCTACGTCCACCCCAAGTAATATCAGGATATGCTTGAGATACTATCTCTTTAGTAATTTTATACTTTTCTTGAAGTCTTTTATCTTTGCATAGGCAGATAATTTCTGCTTCTAGTGGATGCATTCCTTCTAAGAGATTAATAAAAATATTTTCTCTTCTTAGTGAACTTAATGAATCATTTCCACCTTTAATAAAATTATAAAACTTGGTGTACTCAGTCCTAATTGCAGTATGCTTCTGGTCTGATGCCCCAATAGAACTAGAACTCAAATCATCCATAGTATCAACTGCCTGTTGAATCCTTTCGGTCATGGTCGATGTTTTGAAGTCATTGTCTCCAAAATATGGAACTTCCCCAGGAGGCAGCATCGAAATTATAGATTCATCAAAATTCCAAATAAAAATTGCCTTCAAAGAATCATGTTCATATTCTTTAAGAATTTCTACCTTTTTTGCATTGCTTCTTTGTTTAGAAACAAGTTGAAGGACTTCAAAAGCAAATGGTTTTGGGGGCAATTTTATTGCTTTTGGTTCAGTCTTCGTCTTCGTCTTCGTCGTAGTCATGGTCATTTTCAAATCGTACTGCTATTATTTCATCTGGAATAATATTTCCATTGTTATCGAACATTTCTGGGTGTGTATATACTTGCATCTGCTGCGTACTATACACATGCTGTTTTGTTAGCCAACCAATTACTCCACCTACCAATAAAAATAAAACAGAAACTAAAGAAAAAATTGTGAGTTCTGCTGCTAACATTGTTATTCCTCCGAGAGAACTATTACTTTTCAATTATAGAAAAATTTAAATCTATTGATATTTCTCTCTTTAGGAGAGAAACCGTCTTACAAAAACTAAACTTTTTCTGTTTAATTTTTGGACTTTCTTTTTCCCTCCTTTTTCGAAGTAGTAACTCAACACCTCTATTAATATCGAGATGCTCTGAATTATTTATGGGACACATTTAAATTAATTGATTTTCTACCATATATTTTACCGTATCAGTACAACCCCCAAGTTTCTTTTCATCTAAAATCACTTGTGGGAAAGTTGCACCGACACCAAATTCCTCATAAAACTCATCACGAACAAAATCAACATCGAGTTCACGTAAAGTATACTCAATATTTCTTTGTTCAAATACTGATTTAATTTTATCGCAGTATGGGCAACCACTTCTGCTATAAACAGTTATATTCATAAAACTCTATTCCTTCTAGGTTTGTATTTGTATAAATTTAAATTTTGAGTTAAAAGTTGTCTTTGCCAACTTATTATAGCACTATATCTTTCCTCTGTAAAGAATTTTTGTCTAGAAAACCACTGCTCCCATTGCTCATGCCCTTTTGACCTGTTGCATTTTACACAACAACACAGGACGTTAGTTATGTGGTCATTTCCACCTTGAGACTGCGGAACAATATGATCAATTGATAATTCTTCTGTTTTTGTTCCACAATAAGCACATTGATGATTCCATTTTTCTTTTATAGAATTCCTCCACATTTTCTTTGCTTCATTTGGTGAACATGTATGCAAATGATACAAAAAGTCTTGTGGTGAATTTAAAATTTCCATAAATTCTTACTCTTGTAGATTGGTGTCGTTTAAATGAAGCCAACTTGTAGCAATATACTTTTCACCAGATAAAGGAGGGTTGCCTCGATGAGTATGTGTCCATTGAACTGGAAAAATTACTACTCTTCCTGCTCTTGGTTTAATTCTTCTGCTCTGGTATAAAAATTCAGTTTCTCCTCCATCCAACACATCATTTAGATAAACCATTGTTGTCAGATGTCTTGTGTATGATAATACATTATTTGACTTTTCAAAATGAAAATTGTGAAATCCTTGAGACTTTTCTGTTCGTTGTATATTGACAGTATACTGCACACAATCAATGTCAAACAATACTTGGTATTGTTTAGCATACTCTTTTAAACAATAATTAATTAAGTCATTATATTCTTTTAATATTTTAATGTCAGTATTAACTCTATAGGATTCAGTCCCAACGAACAAAACCTCATCTAAAACATTATTTTTTCTAGAATCATATTCCCGTTTAAATGTAAGATTTGATTCTTTTAGAAGTTTAAAGTAGTCAATAAATTCACTACAATCAAAATCAGTGTCAAATACACCAATAAAATCTCTAATGTCTGATTTAAAAATATTAAAATCCTTTTCCATATTAAAATCGAATTGTACTATTATACAGCAAATGCCCCAAACACAAAAGTGCAAGGGGCATTTTATGGTTTTTTATTATTCATAAAAAACATCTAACACATAATTATATATCAGTCTTTTTCTGTTTCATTTTCTTTTCGCAAATCATTCTTCCCCATGCTCGATTTACCCCATTGGTATAAGAGCATATTTTATTAGTTTCTCCGCAGTATGGGCATTTTGTCCCTGGAGGGTCATTAAAATACCCATTTGGGATTAAACTATGTTTTGCCATTTTTAGTTTCTGTGTTGTGTTTTTTCGCACAGGCAGATCTTGCCCAAGCACGACTCAAACTATCTATATGAGAACATGATTTTTTTGTTTCACCACAATAGGGACACTTTGCATCTGGGGGATCTTTAAGGTATCCTTCAGGTGTATACATCCTTTTCTTTTTTTGATTTTCTGATTGTTTCTTTTTTCGGTAATTCATACAACAATTGGTCTTCCTTGTCCTTCTGGAAGTTCAATTTGCCGATTAGATTCTACAGAAAAAAATTCATCAAATTCACTATTAGTAGTTGTAACTATTTGATTAGTTGGAAGTGACTTTGGAATTTCTATGTCAATTACTGGACTCATTAGAAATTTATTTCTAACAATAGTTCTATTTTTTGAATCAAAGGCAACCAAAGAAAGAGCATCGAGTTCATCCCCACAGTCAGCAATTTTTCTTCCAGTCCCAATTTCAACTACTGAAAAATATTCTTCATTATATTTTTTCATTTTTTGAATTCTTTTTTGTATTGTAATCTTTTTTTGGTGGTCTGTAAAGTTGAGGCCAGGTATCCCTAATAATTTCCGCAAGTTTATAAGAAGTTTCTGAAGTAATCATTAAAAAAGGAGGGTTTCCCCTCCAAGTATATCAGAGAGCATTACCTCTAGGCAAGACTTCCTCGGGGAACACAAAGTTCTCATGAGGTTGGTCTACTGGTGCCATCCAAGCACGAAGACCTTCATTCAACAGAATGTTCTTAGTGTAGAACGTTTCAAACTCAGGGTCTTCAGCAGCACGAATCTCCTGACTTACAAAGTCGTAAGCTCTAAGGTTAAGAGCAAGACCAATAATACCGATAGAAGAAGTCCAGAGACCCATAACGGGAACGAAAAGCATGAAGAAATGAAGCCAACGCTTATTACTGAAAGCAATACCAAAGATTTGCGACCAGTAGCGGTTTGCAGTAACCATTGAATACGTTTCTTCTTCTTGTGTAGGTTCAAATGCTTTGAAAGTGTTTGCTTTTTCACCATCTTCATAAAGTGTATTCTCTACAGTTGCTCCATGAATAGCACAGAGCAGTGCTCCTCCCAGTATACCAGCAACTCCCATCATGTGGAAGGGGTTGAGGGTCCAGTTGTGGAAACCCTGAAGAAACAGAAGGAATCTGAAGATTGCTGCCACACCAAAGGAGGGAGCGAAGAACCAACTGGATTGACCCAGAGGATACATCAGGAACACGCTGACGAATACAGCAATTGGACCAGAGAAAGCAATGGCATTGTAGGGACGGATGCCTACAAGACGAGCAATCTCAAACTGACGAAGCATGAAACCGATTAGAGCGAAAGCCCCGTGTAGTGCCACAAAAGTCCAGAGTCCCCCAAGTTGGATCCAACGGACGAAATCTCCCTGAGCTTCAGGACCCCATAAGAGTAAGAGGCTATGTCCGAGAGCATCAGCAGGAGTGCTGACAGCAGCAGTAAGAAAGTTACACCCCTCAAGATATGAACTCGCAATGCCGTGGGTGTACCAACTGGTAGCAAAGGTGGTTCCTGTAAGCCAACCGCCAAGAGCGAGATAAGCTGTAGGGAAAAGGAGAAGGCCAGACCAACCGACAAAAACAAACCTATCACGCTTAAGCCAATCATCGAGAACATCGAACCACCCCCTTTGTGTAATTGGTTGCGAAAGTGTTGAAGATACCATTTAACTAAATCCTTTTTTATTTTTGTCTTTTTTTACTTTTTTATCCAAAACTTCAACATAAGAAGGACTATCTTTAGATGAAGTATGCCACTCATAAAAAAGATCTTGATAATTATCAAAAACCTTTTTCATACCATTTTCATAGACAAGTCGATAATCATGTTTCTCATAGAGTTTGTCTGAAGTTTGAGTAAAAGTTTTTGGAAGAACATTTTCTTCTGGTTCTAAATTACCAATCATGAGAATTCTCATAATATTGACTTATTTAGTTTACACTTCTTCACAGTTTAAATCAATCAGCATTTTTACTCATCAGTCCATTGAGAAGATGGGTTGCTTCCGAAAACCTATCCACATAGTGAATTAGTTTCATTTCTTCATTATTAAGAAATCCATTATCAAGCATTTCCTCTTCTATCCAATGTTTGAGTGTCCTCCACATTCTACCAACACAGATAATTGGTTTCTTATCAATGTGATTTACTTGCACAAGTTGGTAAATCATTGCCATTTCAAGAAGTGTGCCAATTCCACCAGGAGTTACAATAAATGCATCACAATCTGCAAAGGTTTTGAGTCTTGAATAGAAAGTTTGGTGTTTTTCATATTCTTGTACATAAGGATTTACACCCTCCTCAAAAGGAAGATAAATTGCTTCAGCAACAGAACAAAGTTTATCTCCGTTACAAGCACTCATTGCTCCTTTATTTGCTGCTTCCATAGTTCCAGGTCCACCACCTGTAACCACAATCCATCCTTGTTCTGCAATATTTTTTCCTAGTTTTTCAACTGCAGTATATAAACCTGATTCTGGATTAGTTCTTGCGGATCCAAATACTGCTATTTTCTTCATATTTTTTGTTGTGAACCATTAATAGTTATACTCATCCCCAATAAATCTGACCAAGGGTGAATAAAACAAATACAAGAACTGTAAATACCATCATACCTACACCAGCCCAGATTACCCAGGGTTCCATAGGATGATGTTGATTATTATGAGACATTGAGATATTGAATCATTTTTTGTAATGTATCTATATTATCTCCTACAAGACCTAATGCGGTGTTGCAATGATGGCAAAGTAATTTTCTTACTTTACCAGTATTGTGGCAGTGGTCTACAACAAAATAATTACTCGTGTGTCTACCACCAGGTTCAGTTGTTTTGCAAATAGCACACTGATTATTTTGTTCTGCAAGCATTACATCATAATCTTGCTGAGTGATACCATACATTCTTTTAAGATACTGTTCCCGATACTTAATGGGGTCGTGATTTTCTGCAAGTCTTTTTTTATCACATTCTTTGCATTTTGATTTGCGACTATTAGGTGAGTACTTTCCTCCTCTAAAATAAAATTCAGTAATATCTTTTTCTACTCCACAAGTAGTACAAACTTTTGTTCCTATTGTCTGAATGGGTCTAGGCATTGTTTATTCTTCGTGCATTATTATTTATGCATTATAGCATAAAAAAAGACCCCCGAAAGGAGGTCTTAAAAACTATTAAGTTTTTATCAACCAATGGAAGGTGCGGTCAGAGCAACAGGAGTTGCTTCGGCAGCAGCAAGGTCCAACGGAAAATTGTGGGCGTTACGTTCATGCATAACTTCCATTCCCAATCCAGCACGGTTGAGAACATCAGCCCAAGTGTTGAGCACACGACCCTGACTATCCATGATGGATTGGTTAAAGTTGAAACCATTCAAGTTGAATGCCATGGTGCTAACACCAAGAGCAGTGAACCAGATACCAACTACAGGCCAAGCAGCAAGGAAGAAGTGCAGTGAACGTGAGTTATTGAACGATGCGTATTGGAAAATCAGTCGTCCGAAATAACCGTGTGCAGCTACGATGTTGTATGTTTCTTCTTCTTGTCCGAACTTGTAACCGTAGTTCTGGGACTCATTCTCTGTCGTCTCACGGACGAGAGAAGAGGTGACAAGAGATCCGTGCATAGCAGAGAAAAGAGAACCACCGAAGACACCAGCAACTCCCAGCATGTGGAAAGGAT